TCCGGGTAACGGCTTCCAAACTACGTTGTAGCTCATTTGCCCAGTACCTCGCCTTGCTGTTTCTGTGCGATTGCCTCCCATGATTCAGCACTGTCGCAGGTTGGGACTGGCATGATGTTATGAGTAGCAGTGACCTTCTGATCAATCTGCTCTTTGAAAGCCATCACGGAAACATGCTTACCAAGTAGCTCCAGATTCTTAACCTTATCTGGCCACTTAATCTTCTTCATGATCCCGGCTAATTCTCTGCCGCCGTCCTCGCCAGTGTTCTCAAACATCTCGGCTAAGTCGAACCCTGAGATATAGCGACGCCACGATGAAGGCCACTCGCTAACAGGCTTAAGCGATAAATCATCTCGAACAATATCGATAACGTCCATTTGGTCAATTTCAACCAAACGTCTCAAAACATAAGCCGCGTCGATGTTAACCTGCTCATTGCGTTGAGCTTTCAGTTGCGCGATGCTGTTCTGGATGTCAAGTTTTGACAACAGTTGGGCGGCGATGCGGTTTGCAGTCTTTTCGCTGTACCCCGCCCGAATAGCCGCTTGTGTGGCATTTAAATCGATGAGGTACTCGCGACAGAACATTTCTTGTTTGTCGGTGAGTGCCATGTGTTATTCCAAAAGGAGTTTTTATGAGTGACGAATTTAAGTCTGGTGATATTGTAAAATTAAAGTCTGGTGGCCCTGATATGACAATCAAAACCTTCTCACCATCGCAAGGTCATTCATATGTTTGCCAGTGGTTTGCAGGTAAAAAGTTAGAGCAAGGCTTCTTTAAGGCAGACTCAATTGAGTTAGTCACCCCAAAGCCATAACCCCAAACACTAATCTGTTATCTGTTATTGATGTTATTCAGTGGATGATGACTACTCTTGCTGCTGATGGATGTCTATATCAGCAGGATGTCGTTGATTATCTCGTTAAGACAGGCAATGAGCAGCATCTGAAAGAAAATGCAGATGGTAACCAAGCCCTATCAACCAAAGTGATCAATAAGTTTAGAGCTGATAGTGGTGTGAATGTCGTTTGGGTTAAGCCTGATAAATACTGGCGCTACCGTGTTAATGAAGACGAAGACGGTAGAGAGTCCAGAGGGTAAATATCGTGGCCGATTTCATTTCGGCCACATATCAATCCAATTCTTCCACTACAGGCTTGAATGTGATTTCACTCAACTCATCCGGCTGAATGTATGTCCATGAGCCGTCATGCTCCGAGATAGCGAATAGACCGTTAACCAGTTTTGGCTCTTTGGTTGTCATGACGCCTTCGTATGTGGTTCCGTCTTTCTTTGTTGCTTTGACGTTGTACTTATCAGCCATGAAGATTCACCTCATCGCCTTCTGATACGATTTCTTTTTTGAAGCAAGAAACGACAAGCCATTCCCAATTCAGAAGCGCACCTATCACAAGCAAAGGCTTCATCCATGGCCTCAGCGAATATTTAACCCATATCTTGGATGTAATCATTGGAGTTTCCTGCTGATTTGTGAGTATCCGCCCTCAGGCGCCATGTGAACTTATGCTGCAATATCGTGTGCTCTCAGTGAAAACACACTGTATTGCTCCATGATTCTTCTGCCACGGTTCATGTTACCTCCATGAGAGTCGCTTGGTAGGCGCTCGGCATTGGTCGTTATTGATGTCTCTGTACGCTCGCGGCTAGGAGAGGCACCGGTTATGGCTAATACAGAGATGCTGCGACAACCCTACGCAATTTGATTTGGTTAGCCAGACTCGCCCCGCTTCGCAGAGGTGCTAACTGACTTCATTCTTCCGCTTTACTTGGATTACCGTATCGCTTTTCGCCTGTGCGCTTTAGCACTCGTAATTGAAGATTTACTGCGCGAATAATTTCCTTAGCCGCTGCCACCCTTCCCGTGTCGAGAAGCTCAAATGCGTTCCCCATGACCTCTTCTATGTAATCAATACGGTTGTATTCAGATTTGGTCATTGAGCTCACCTTTGGGTATCGTTAGCAGCCCATATTCATCCCTGTCGCCAATGTCTTCTAGCATGTCGCCAAATCCATGAACTAAGGCGTTCATATATTTTATGCCGCGCTTGCTTAGCTCTGGAACTTTACCGCCGCATATCACTGCGCCTTTGGCTGGAGTGGGATCAAATTTTTTCAGGAGCTTTGAGTAAAACTTTGCTCTATAGCCACTTGTCATTCGGTCTTTTGGATATCCGTCGAGTAGACCCCATAAGAATGAGTGGCTTACTTCAATATCCCCAGTTTCATATCGGTAGATTGGACGACGCCATAACGCCATTAGATGAAGCAAATAAGCCTCTGCCACGCGAGAGCAGAAGAAATCACATGAGGTTTCATTACTCATCATGGCTTTCCCTCCGGCAGACCGGGGATCGTAACCTGAATCTCTTCAGCTAGTAATTTACGCTGAGACTCCAATTGGTTTTTCTCACCACCAACACCCCATTTGTTCATTATTCTGGCGGCAGTACTCACGCGACGCTTTTTAGACTGATATTTAAGCTCTAGCAGGTTTGCCTGAGCAAACTTACTAACCTGCCCTAATATCACGCTTCTGAATGTTTGATATACCTTCAATTCAAATGCTGGAGATAACCAAGCTGCGTATCTGAGAGCAATAAGCTCATGCGCCCACGTACCTCGCTCGGAACCTCCATGAATGGTTCTAAGTATTTGATTTTGTTCCAAGGTGCTTTTTAGCTCCTTGGTCACTTCATCGACATAACCCTTGATACCGTCTGCTTTAAGGAACTTACTTGGCTTTTGCCAAAGCTTGGCCTTCTTAGCCGCCACTGCCGCTTTGTGTAAATCATTAAGATTGTAAGTACCAAATTCTGTATTTCGAACTGGCATATTTTCGATAACAATATTCGTTGGATATTGCATGATGACTTCCTTTTAGTGATAAACCTTGCGCTCAGGAAGAACCAGCCCGTAGAGGGTTCATCAGACCACTGCTGATCTCCTCAAGGCTTATCCTGAAAGGTTCTACGGTAGAATTGCGCCGAGCGTGGCGCTGATGGTTTACTTCGGGTTATTGCTACTTACTACTTGGTTAAGGATGATAGATAGAGAATTCATTGTGATATTTTATTGATGCTGACTTGTAATTTTCAAAAGCCTCTTCCTTTGTTAAAAAAACACCGAGAAATATGCGTTTTCTATTTACATAAATCTGTGCTTTCCATTTTTTATCGCCACGCCTACTTTCATCAAAATAAACACCCTTCATTCCACATTTATTATTTTTATACGTTGGCTTGTTAAAGCTGTTATCTGATAAACTACATACCCTTAAGTTAGCTATTCGATTATCAGCCTTATCCCTATTGATATGGTCTATGGTCATATTTTTTGATAGAAATCCATGTTCCATAATCCATGCAACTCTATGAGCTGCAAGGATTGACCCATCAATTCCTATTACCACGTATCCTCTTTTATTTAATCTTCCAGCCATCATTCCAGCCCTGACAGGGCCTTTCCTATTAATTTTCCATATAAATACTCCACTTTTTGGATCGTAATTTAGAATTTCTTTTAGTCGCTCCGCATTTGGGTATGACATATTTCCTCCAACAAAAAAGCCCCACCGAAGTGAGGCTATAAAGTGGTAACGGATGCTTTACCCTGATAAATCAGGAGATTTAAGGGTTCAAGCCTTTTTAGCTCTTCTTCCCGCATGGTCACCTCCTATTATTTTAAGTACTGGGCGTGGGTATAGATCTGTAATTCCTAGCCGAGCTTAGCGCGAACCAGAGCATCTTTAGCTTCAAGTAATTTGCGCAGACCTGCTGATTTTTCAGCACCATCAGCCAATGACTCATCCATCAGTTTTGCTAGCTCGCCGATTGGCTTGCTAACTTCCTGTAGATGAGCTGGAAGATGTTCATATGCGAAATACTTCATGATTGGTGCAGCCATTTTATTTCCTCTGAATGTAAAAAGCCCCACCGAAGTGAGGCTCTATTGGGTGTTTGTTTGTCTGGCTAATTCCGCTTTGCGAATGTCTGCTTTGTCTATATTGCACTGCTCTAATGCGGAATAAAGCCGGGCATTTAGTAGAAGGCTATCTGACCATGACATTAAGTTCGGGACTTTAGGTTTCGGCGTTTCAGCAGTCAGATTAGAAGGTAGCGGGATTATCGGCGCTTGAACGTATACCGTCCGCGTATTCCCGCAGCCGCTTAACTGCATCAGGAGGAATAAGACGATTAGCGCAATCATCATTCGCAACAGCAGCTTTGATGTCATTCTCGGCTCTCTGTGACTCCAATGCGTCCTGAGCTTTTGCATTCTGGTTAGCCTCGGAGATTTGGTTGAATAGAGTGACAGTGGTTAGGACGTTTTTAGTGATGGTCTCTGCGCTCTGCTTGCTGGCGTCCAGATCGCTAACTTTCTCGTTCAACTTTCCGTTGTTGTGCCAGAGGACACCAATCCCTACAGCAAGCAATGCCAATAGAGTCAGCAATACAGTGGTTAACTTGCTCATTAATCCAATCCCCAGCATGCCAGCGCACTTTCCTGATCGCGCCTCTCCACTTGACCATAACAGCCATTCTTTTGGCCTTTGGTCAGGCGGCAGTCACGGCCACCATCTTTAATCCACCAACGGATTGCCTCACAAGCACCTTTCCGATCGCCTGAATTAAGTCGCTTATAGAACGTTGAAGGGAAACATTTACCGGGGCCGATATTGTAAGGGCAGAATGATGCAATGCCTGCTTTCTGTGGTTCGGTAAGGGGGACGTGAATATTCCGCTCTACCCAAGCTAATGCCTTGTCGCGTTCTATGGCGTTTACTTGATTGCATTTGGTCTGCGTTAACTTCATTCCCTGAACGACTGGCTTACCATCAACCATCGTTGCACCACGGCATATAGTCCAGATTCCACCGCCATCTCGGTACGCCGTTAGGCTGTTTCCTTCTTTCTCATTCAGAAACTGGTCAAGTAATACCGGAGCCGATGCACCTGATACGATGAGGGTAATCATTGCCGCGCTTAATTTATTTCTCAGGGATGGATTCATTACCCCCCCCTTGAGGCTTTACGCCTGTCTTCTTTTACCTTGAAGTAGAGATTCGTTAGAAACGTCAGGAGGCCAAATAGCAGGCTTCCAAGAACGCCAAACGCTGCCCACTGTTCAGGTGAGAAGCCATCAAGGAGTTGTTTAAGCCAGAATAAGGCGCTACCGCCTGACGCTCCGTAGGAAATACCTGTTGTGATTTTGTCCATACGTAGCATCGTCTCACCTCCCCGTAGGGTTAGGCGCTGAGTAATTAATTAGGGAATAGCGTCACCCGTATCCATGCCAATCTAGAGGATGTGTGAGTGCGGTTGGTTGGTTTTGGATGGCGCTAAATGCAAAAAGCCCCGAGCTATTAACTCAGGGCTTGAAATTGATACCGACCTTCCAGCCGGTTAGGTGGGGATAGCAGTCAATGAGACGAACTTACCCACTGTGCGATTGTTTTTCTGGCATCGCACCGGTTATCCAGAAACTAAAAAGGCCAGCGATTAAGCCAGCCTTTTCTTTGTTACTGCGCTCTTTCGCTTTTGCTCCCGAGCATGCATCAAATTTATACTAATGCTTGCCCTTTTGTTTTAGCTATTCGTGCTATTAAGCTGCTTGATGTAGAATTTCTTTCTCCATTTCTCTTTTAGATGAGTAATAGAGTTCCCCATCAAGGATATTTTCAGCCCATTCTATTCTATTGCGAGACTCTTTTGCTGATATCCCTGTCAATGCAGAAAGCGATCGAATCAGGTCTTGCGAGCTTTTGCGCCGACAGTATTTTAATCTAGCCATAGAACGAATCGGGTTATCTCTTCCTAACACCTTCGTTATCAGTCGCTCCATAAAGGCGGCATCATCTGATTCTTTGGCGAGAGCGATGATGTTGCCTGCTGCTGATTTTGGAATGATGATATCTCTGGCTCTGCGGTGTAGCTCCTCATCTCGATATCCTTGGGCAAAAAGCTCGGTGACAGTGCTTTCTATCTGCTTGCTCTTCTGTTCACTCCATTCGCATCGCATCATTAAGCGGCCTATTACATTGACCTCTCCGCGTGGAGACTCATCGCCTCGCATATGATCACCCCACACTCTTAGCATGTAGCGTATCCACTGCCGCTGGGAGTCGTTGATAGTTTTCCATCCATTGCCAAACAAGCGCCGCATATCCGTTTCACGGCGTATGAATGCCAGCTTAGATAGCTGCTCAATGTCATATCTATCTTGTCTCATCGCTTACCCCACCTGTTTTTCCCGCTATCACCGCGAGCTGTCATGAATACACCGTTTACTATTGCGTGGTGCTTGGCATCTTTGTCGTTGAGGTATTTGGATATGGTTTCTCTGTTGATGTGTAAGCGTCGTGCTAGCTCACTCTGATTTCCGTATGTGTCAACTAGCATGTCGGGTATGGTTCGGATTTCGGCATTCATGCAGCCTCCTGATTTAACGCCTTACGTTTCGCTTTGTACTCGCCTCTAATGCGCTCAAAGTCCTTCCGCGTGTAATGACAAGCCTCATGAGGCCCCATAAGTCTGTTGAACCGCTCAGAGCCAATTTTCGCTATTAGATTGGGCTGGTATCCGGCGATGTTTCCCGAGAGATGGTTATTACAGGGGGCGCACTGCTTGTGGCAATTGTCCTCATCGAACCTCAACTCTGGATTAGCGCCAACGGTGCGAAAGTGTCCTGCGTGGTATTGCCCATTATGAAAACGCCCACAACTGATACATGGCTCCGCTGAGTCACGTTCTCGGATGTAGGCGTTGAATTCGGTCTGGGCTTGCTTTGCGAAGTAACTGAGGGGTTTTACTGCTAATTTGCGGATTTTAAGTTTGTCTTTCTTTTTCTTCTGCTCTTGTCGTCGCTTGGTTTCCAGTTCTTTTAAAGCCTTTTCTCGGTTCTTTTGATTAACTCTAATCCCTAACTCTGCCCCATGTTCTGGGCAGCACCATCGTTCATTTTGGAAGCGTGGAATGAACCACTCCCTACAGATTGCGCACTTACGTCTAGCCATATTTATCTCCAGATTTTGGATGTCTGTATTTTTGAATTAGGTAGGTAATTTGATTCAGGAAGGAGTGCTTGAACGAACCAGTGACGATTGTCTGCTGATAGTGATTTAGTGGCCTGAACTCCGTTGTTTTTGTATCTATCGAGTAGTTGATTAGCTTCTTCTGTTGTCATGGGTTCGTGTGTGAACCACGTTCGCTTCATC